TTGGCTTGCTGCTGTAAACGCATTATCTCACGCTCACGAGCAGCATCAATACGGGCTTCCGTTTGGCCCTCCTGACTCGCAAGACGTTGTTGAAATTCCTGACCCTTGCGAACTTCTTTCTCCTGATCAAGCTGCAATTCGGCTTGATCCTGTGCAATGTCCGCCTGACTCTTCTGACCCTTGATCGCCAGTTCCTGCTCTTTCAACGCGACCAACGGATCAGGGCCTTCCGGTTGTCCCATGTTCGCAATTTGATCACTCATAACTTTCAGCTTCTGCATTTCCTGTGCAATTAGTTGCGCGGTTAATGCTTCCCTTTCATATTGTGCTTGTCCCTCATCAACTTGTCCCTGCTGACCCGCAGCTTCCCGCTGTTGCGTGAACATAATTTGCGCCTGTTCCTGCGCCTTGAGCTTGGCATGTTCCATAATGTGCTTCTGTAAAGAAATGGCTATCGCAGGCATTCCCTGCACAGTCCCAGAATTACCAAAAACTAAATGCGCCATAATATGGGCATCGTGATCCTGTCCCCCAAAGGCCTTTAAATCCGTATTTTCCAAGGAATCAATATTCTCTTGTGCGGGATCTTTAGGCTCTGGTTCATCGGTGGAAGGAGTGTTTAATAACTTTTCAATGTCCCGTACTCCCAACGCCTCATACATGCGCCGAAACGCCTCATGCAGGTTGTGCATTTCTGGAGCCTGCGTAGCAAGCTGCATCTGTGTTTGCGCCAGCGTGATCCGTTGTGCCTGAGAAAAAACATTGGGGTTGGATACCGGTAAAATATCCACCCGATCATCAAAATCCTTCGCCTTAATGTCTCGATTAGCATTTACAACCGCATAAGGGTATTCCGGTGGTAAATAATCCGCCATGACCCGCGCCAGAAGTTTAAATTCCTGCCGCATGGCATAGTGCATTCGTTTATGCACAGCACTCATCACACGAGTACCCTGCTCCAACATGGCAATCGTCGTACCAACTGCCGCACCTTGGTTGCCGTCCCCAACCTTCAAATCCGTAATCGTGGCAAATCGCTGACCGGCTTCAACTACAAAACCTAAAAGCTGAAACAGCGTGGAATCCGGCCCTTTAAAAGGCAACGGCATCAAACTGTCCCGAATGGCTCCCCCCGGCGCATCCACGTCTCGAAACTCTCCGGGCTGTAACGGATCTTCATCGTCTCGGATCCGTAAACCACGGGCCTTGAATCCTGCGGGAAGGTTCGATAGCGTACCTGCGTCAATAAGCTGACGCAGTGCAGCCGTAGCTGTGCGGGACAGACCACCAATCGTGTGGATCAGGCCCAGTCCATAGAAACCAAAACCCGGCAGAAATTTGTAATGTACAAAATATTGAATCTTTCGTTTCTGTGGATCGTCTTCCTGATAATTCCGACGAATGGCTAATACCTGTCCATTATCTTCACTAATGGTAACTATATAGGGGATCTTTATTCCGGTGGGTTCTCCATCCTCTCCGGTTTCTTCATACCCCGGCAGATCCAAGTCCACATGGCATTCCAGCAACGTACAATCATAGTCGATAGTCGAGGGGTGAACGCCTTCAAGATATTCCAACTCCTTGGATATACCAGAGCTTTCGGATTGCGTAGGATGGACCGGAATGTCTCGATAAAAACCCGAAATTTGTTTTTTACGCAAATCGTTAAGAGGTGTTCTAACAACCTGCGTGATATTTGAGCAAGTTTCGAGATCACTCGCTTCAAAAGGAACGACAAGGTGTTCAGCCGGAACAAAACTGCTGACCGCGCGTTCCATTGACTCATCGTAATACACCTTTTTAAAAGTGGAACCCGCCAAAGGCAGATAAAAAAGCATTTGATCAAATTCTGGCGTGTACTCCTCCATCACACTGGTGATGTAGTAATTCATAAACTCCTGCACACGCCGAGACTGCTGTTCCTTCTCTGTGGTTAAATCGCCCAAAATGACCGTTCTTACGGGTCCGCCGGGGGGCAGCATTTCATTAAACGCCTGTGCCTGAAATTGCGTGGCCGCTTCGGCCAATAACGGATGGGTAACGCCGGTTGCACCACGAAACGGCTGGGTCCGCTCTTCGTAATGAAAGCCCAACAGTTCCAATCCGTTGGCATAGGCATCTTCCCAATCCCCACGCGACGTTTTGTTGGCTTCAAACTCCGCAGTTAATTCGTTAGCAATAACCCCCAGTTCACGGTCATCCAGTTCTTCTGCAAGATTATCAAAAAAGTTTCCAGAACCTCTTTCTCTGGAAGCGCTTGGATCCAGATCAATGACAACACCACCGTCTTCCTCTTCCTCTATCTCAATTCCCTCCGGGATTGCGTCCGCAGAAGAAAATAAGGTTCCGGGCTGCTCGATTTCAATATCGAGAGCCATATCGTCTATGTCCGGGTTATTGTTCCGTCGCTCCATCAGCGATACAAGAGGATCAGTAGCCATGTTTTATGTCCTGATTTTTGAGCATTATACCTACATTGACCGTGCGGTTTCATTCATAGACCCCACCCCACCGCCATAAGCGTAACGAGTCATGTTTCGCGCTATCCCATTAAGGGAACTGACGCCGCCCCCACCGGCTGCTTTAGAGTGGCTCAAGCGTTCAACTCGGGCTCTCCATTCGACGTTGTCTGCTAACCAATCTGATGGAATTTTATCTAATTTTAAAAGCGTAGATACCTGTTGATAGGGATCGTCTTCTGCTTCTTCAATCCACGTTTTATATTTAGCATCCTTGGCAACAGCAGCGCGGGCATGTTTTTCCGCTGCAAGTTCGGCTTGATTACTGGGCTGCTCTAAAACAACCGCATCTTTATATACGGTTCGGCCCTTACGCCTAATTTTTGATTTAACATTATCCGCGTCATAACCTTCCGCAGAATGAACTTCAATTGTAAAAGTGTGCTGTCCACGTTTCGCACCATAGCTGTCTTTTAAAATAGTCCCTTCAATCGTACGATTACCTACAAATCGTGGTTTTTTATAAGAACCCTCAAAAACAGGCTCTGTAAACCGAATACGTGTGCCTTTAGTGAGATCCGTTGCTCCAGTAATCGCTGGTGCTTTAACTGGCGTCGAGGCCAACGGCTCTACGGGACTTGTAGCCATCAGGGTTTCAGCCGGGAGCGAAGGGGCCTTTTTGGGTTTGGTTAAAACCTTAGCGGCTCCTTTGATAATGGGACCGCCTGCGGCAGCGAGAATGTCAGCGCTGCCTTTCTTGGCTGGATCAAATTTGGCGAACTTGGAGCGAATATTGGCGGGATCAAATACCACCACCTCGCTGTGCCCTTCATTACCGGAAGATAAAATTACCCCGTCATGTCCTTTTTGCTTGAGTTCTGCCGTCCATGCGTCCGCCGCTTCGCGTCCCGCTTCCGCGCCTTCAATTATTGAAATTAGCATTAATCGTTCTTTATCTGCCATCGTGGCGTGATAGGGATTCGTTAATCTAGCCTTGAGGGGCATCACATTTGGATCCCCGTAACCGCTTTTAAGGTGACTATATTCAGAGGCTAGCCTTGGATCCGTGTCGCCGTATACCCCCGTTCCCAACCAACCAGTATCCTTTCGGTTCGGGTGGTCTAGATTAAATTCGCGGATGTCATCCCGTGTCCCATGATACAGGTTCCAGTTAAACTCGTCTCTGTCATCTAAGCCATGGACTGGCTGCACATCAACTGCCGCCGTGGGGCTTGCTTCGGCGCGCGGAACCAACGGCTCTACGGGCCGTGTAGCCAACAGGGTTTCGGACGGGAGCGAAGGGGCCTTTTTGGGTTTGGTTAAAGTCTTGACCGCCCGCTTGATAATGGGACCGCCTGCGGCCCTGCTCAATACCGGCTGGCCCTCTTCCCGTATTTTCTTCGCCATCGCGTCCGTGATATGCACCACGAAGCGTTTCGGTGAGTCTCTATCCTTTATTGTTGCCCAGACATTGTTCGAGCTGGGTTCTAAAATGGGAGTATCAGATAGTAGCGCGTTTACGGTGTTTCCGGCCCCGCTATACCAACTCTTGATCTCTCTAGCAATGTCCGCGTCGCTAAGATCTCCTCCCATGTTGTTTTTGAAGTTTTCCCAACGTTGCATATCCATGACAAAATCCGCGACCGCGCGGCCGCGTTTAGCTTCAGGGTGGAGGTATGTGTCCGCA